TGTTATGGCAGAAATAGCCTATAAATGGGCAACAATGTATTCATGTTTTGTTGTTATTGATATTACCGGAGGAATGGGTGTATCAACAGCAAGAAAAATGCAAGAGATGGGGTATAGAAATTTATATATTGATGGTATTGACGCATCAAATAAATGGAAATACGACCCAAAAGCTTTAGATAAAATACCAGGAATAAATTTTAATAATAAAAGGGTTCAGATTATTGCGTCTTTTGAAGAGGTATTAAGACACGGATTTAAGATTTATAGTACTCGTTTATGTGGGGAAATGAATACTTTTATCTATATGAATGGTAGACCTGACCATCAAAAAGGACACCACGATGATTTAATTATGTCAATTGCTATGGCGACATATGTAGCGGAATCATCATTTAGTAATTTAACCAAAGTAACAGAACATACCAAAGCAATGATTGATTCTTGGTCGGTTAGTAATAATCAGAACATAGGACAATCTATTTCTTTTAATCCGGTTATGCCAAATTTAACCGAAAGAATAAACCAATTTAGTTCCAGTCAAGTTTCCAAAGACGATTATATGAAATATGGTTGGTTATTTGGCGGAAGATAATATTTATTAATTAAAAGAAGATGGGATTTGTTAATAGAAAAAAATCAGGGAATATTATTGGGGGTTCACGACTAGTTGTTAATGGGCAAAATATCTTTAATGTTCAGGTTATTCCACCAGGCTTCAATAAATTAAGTAGTAAACAAGATAATGATTCTTATTTTGAGGTTTCCTCGACACCAACCTCGACACCGATAATAACTCCGACACCATCAATAACACCAACATTTGGTTTGTCACCAACACCAAGTAATACCCCAACAAACACAGAAACACCAACTTCAACACCAACCCCAACCCCAACTCCGACTCAAACACCAACTAACACACCCACTAATACTATAACACCAACACAAACTAATATACCAATTGTATCGTGTAGTCAGTCGTATAGTTCTGGTGGTTTTGGGGTAACCGAATACACAATACCGTTAGATTCAATAGGGGGTGTTATATTATTCCTATTTAGCGCTAGAAATGTTCCGGATAAAATGGAAATAATTCATAATGGTGTTAAAAAATCAACATCTGGGATGTTATCGGATGGTAATTCAGGACCATTTGATTCATACGGTGTACCACCAACTAATTTACCAACGATTGCTCAGACATACGATATTAATCAATTTATTGGTAGAACTAGTTTTAGTACGATTCCTCCGACCTATTATAAAAATATCCAACCAATACCATCTAGAAAAACCGAACTTTTAACTGAAACAGGTTTTGATTTAACATTAACAGGTTCTTACGACCAATTTGTATGGTGGACATACACTCCGTCAGATTATATAATAAACAGTAATGTTATTATTAGAATAACCGGACCTTCAGGTGGATTAACTGGATGGGATTTACAAAGATTATGTCCTGTTCTTCCAACGCCAACTTCAACACCAACACCAACAATGACACCAACTCCCACACAAATTGTAGATACAAACTATTTATTACAAGAGAATTATTTTACATTAGACCAAGAAAATAATAATAAAATTCTAATCAATTAATTATGCCTAATTTACCTATATCACAATTACCTTTAGCGTTATCCGGTCAACCAGAATCGTTGATGGTTATTGTAAACTACGATGTTATTTCGTCAGGAGAAACCAATTCAATCTATTTTTCAGCATTAACTCAACAATTTTCGGGTGCTAGTGGTTCATCAGGAACTAGTGGGACAAGCGGTGAATCAGGTTCATCAGGAACTAGTGGGACAAGCGGTGAATCAGGTTCATCAGGTTCTAGTGGATTTTCTGGGGATTTATATAGAACAACATCTACAACACCTTTAACAATCCAAACAGGAAGTACTGGGACTTTTGTTGTTGGGACTAACTTAGGTTATAGTGTTGCTCAAGATGTGTTAATCGCATATGACTTATCTAATCACATGATTGGTATGGTTGTTAGTTATAACTCGTCAAATGGTGATATGGTGGTTGATGTTGAAACAATAACTGGTAGTGGGTTATATTCAGGTTGGACGGTTAATTTAGAAGGTGCTGCCGGAGGAAATGGTTCAAGTGGTTCTTCGGGAACAAGTGGAACAAGTGGTTCATCAGGTACTAGTGGTTCTTCAGGGTCTAGCGGTATTAACGGATTTTCAACAGGGTTAGTTTATTACCTCAATAGAGATACACCTAACCAAGGTGATGGAAGTGCATCATATTATGATTTAAACCGGTTAATTAGTATTAGCGGACAAACATCTTTATCTCAAACATTATCAGGAGCAACAGCACAATTATTTGGGACATTCATAACACCTAATAATGACCCCAATATTAGTAATCTTGTGGGTGGAAATTGGAATTTTGAAGTATATGCTAATACTACCGCAACAAATGCCGACCACGGAATATATGCGAGAATATACGCATATCATACTGGAGGGACAACTACGTTGTTATCTACTGTTACTCCCGTTCCTGTTCCAATAGACAAGTATCTTGTCCCTACCATAAAGTTATGGTCAATGCCAATTGATGCAGCTAATGTTCTGCCGACAGATAGAATTCTTATAGAATTATATGGTATTGCAATCAATTCACCTTATACTAAAGAACTTACAATGTACTTTAACGACGCCACTATCGGACAAGTAACAACAACATTATCACCATCAATTGCGGGGATTGATGGTTCATCAGGAACTAGCGGTTCTTCGGGAACATCAGGTGCGAATGGTTCTAGTGGAACAAGTGGTTCATCAGGAACAAGTGGTTCATCAGGAACAAGTGGAAGTTCACCAGTTCTACCACCATCAATATCATATGGTTTATTTGCTCAAACAACTAACAGTACTATTGTAACCAATACAACAACTGAATCAACACTTATTGGCACAGGAGTTGGTACATTAAGTGTACCCGCTAATGGTTTCAGTGTTGGTGATAGCTTTAGAGCTGTTTTTGGTGGTGTTATTAACGCTGATAATAATCAAACTATTATAATTAGATTAAGAACAGGTTCTGTTATTCTTCTAGATAGCGGTATTCAAAGTCTTGGAAGTAGTGTTGTAGATGATGTATGGTCTTTGAATGTTGATTTTACAATTAGACAACTTGGAGCTGCTGGTGTAGCATCTGTCGTATCTTTAGGTAGTTTTCATTACACAAAAACTAACAATGCTACGGTTCAAGGATTTGGATTTAATGTAGTGAACAACACAACATTTGACACAACAATTGGTAATACATTAAATGTGACAGTTGAATGGGGAACTGCTAGCACAGGAAACAATATTTATAGTGATATTTTTGTATTGAATAAAGTAAATTAATAATGATAGATAACAATAATAACCACCAAGTTTAATCCAACTTATAAACTATTTATTAATAAAAAAAAATATTTAAATTATTAAGATGGAAAACAATCAAAATAACGACTTAACTGTTTGGCAAAGATTATCCAGAGCTTTTGGACCAAATGCTCTATTGAATCAAGATTACCCAACATATAAGTTAGATAAAAAAGAATTATTAAAAACTACATCTCAAGCAGAGTACGAAAAAGAAAAACTTCAGGCTCAACAAACTTATTATCTAGCCAATCAGTGGACAAAAATTGAGAGTAATTTATATACTCAAGCAGTTTATTACGAACCAACTCGTTTAGCATCATTTTATGATTACGAAAGTATGGAATATACACCAGAAATTTCAGCAGCGTTAGACATTTATGGTGAGGAATCAACTACAGTTGACCAAAATGGTCATATGTTACAAATTTATTCAGAATCAAAAAGGATAAAAGGGATTATTTCAGATTTATTTAATAATATTTTAGACCTTAACACCAATTTACCAATGTGGACAAGAAACACTTGTAAATACGGTGATAATTTTGTCTATTTAAAACTTGACGCTGAAAAAGGTATTGTTGGTTGTATGCAATTACCAAATATTGAGATTGAAAGATTAGAACGAGGTATGGCAGCAAAATCGGCAAATGTTGATGAACCTGCTGAAAACAAAGGGTTACGATTTAAGTGGAAAGCTAAAGATATGGAGTTTAACTCTTGGGAAGTGGCTCATTTTAGATTATTGGGTGATGATAGAAAACTTCCTTACGGTACTTCTATGTTAGAAAAGGCTAGACGTATTTGGAAACAATTATTGTTATCTGAAGATGCGATGTTAATTTATAGAACTTCGAGAGCACCTGAAAGAAGAGTTTTTAAAGTATTTGTTGGTAATATGGATGATAAGGATGTTGAACCATATGTACAACGAGTTGCCAATAAATTTAAAAGAGACCAAGTTGTCGATTCTAAAACCGGAAACGTGGATATGAGATTTAATCAAATGGCGGTTGACCAAGATTATTTTATTCCTGTTCGTGACCCAGCGGCAACATCTCCAATAGAAACATTGCCCGGAGCTCAGAATTTAGCGGAAATTGCTGATATTGAATATATCCAAAAGAAATTATTAACAGCACTTCGTGTTCCTAAAGCCTTTTTAGGGTTTGAAGAAACTGTTGGTGATGGAAAAAATTTATCATTACAGGATATTCGTTTTGCAAGAACTATCAATAGAATACAAAAATGTATGATAGCCGAATTAAATAAAATCGCTATTGTTCATTTATTTTTATTAGGGTTTGAAGATGAATTATCCAACTTTAGATTAAGTTTAACCAATCCATCTACCCAAGCAGATTTATTAAAAATTGATGTTTGGAAAGAAAAAATATTATTGTATAAAGACGCTGTAACGGCGATAGAAGGTATTGCACCTGTATCGGTTACTTGGGCTAAAAAACACGTATTAGGATTCTCGGATGATGAAATTAAATTAGATTTACAACAACAAAGAATAGAAAAAGCCGTTGGTGCTGAATTAACAAATACAGCAACAATAATATCTCACACAGGTATATTTGATAATATTGATAAGTTATATGGTAGTAAATCAGGAACAACACAATCAGCTGAAGTTCCAGCACCACCACCACCGGGAGGTGGAAGTAGTTTTGGAGGAGGAGATTTTGGTGGAGAATCAGATTTGGGTGGAGAACCTGAATTAGGAGGTGAAGAACTCCCACCAGCACCTGAAGCAGGTGGAGAAGCTGAAATAACTCCGGAATCATTTAATAGAAAAGAAAATTGGAATATTTTACTGGAAAGTGGTAATATGACTGATGATGATTCTTATATAGATTTATCCAAATCTAGAAATTCTTTAGGAGATATTTCAAAGGAATTAGATAAACTTCTAAATGATTGATATTTATAATAAAAAAAGAAAAATGACAAAATTTGGTATCTTAAAATCGAAAATAGAAAATGTATTATTAGAATCGTATAATAATGGAACATTTAAACAAGAAATAAAAAATTTTAAAAAATTGGTGTTAGAGAATAAAAACATCAGTAAAATTTTTTATATGTATGATGAATTAAATTCACCAAAAGCATTATCCGAATCGTATATCACCGAATATATTCACGAATGTATTACTATATATGAAAATACCGTAAATAAAATATCCACATCTGAAATTAAAAGTCTAAATGAGTGGGTTAAAGATTCTAAATCAAATGACGCTTACGATAATATTGATAACTTATTTTCAAGAGATGTTTTAACAATTGAATCAAGAATTAAAAGTAAAAAAATTATTTCAGAAAATTTAAGAAAATTACCTATCACTAAAACTGAAAGTGTTAATATACCATTAAAAGCAATGGTTAGTATTGCCAACCAAACAATTAATAGTTATATAGAATCTTTAAATGAATCCGATAAAGATGAATTGATTAAATTACTATCTGAAGACGATAGTAAACTTAATGAAGATTTTAATGTGATTAAAGAAAGTGTTGTTGGTAAATTAACTAAAATGAAATCTACTTCAGATGATAGTTCAGTTAAGAGCAGAATCAATGATACCTTATCCAAGGTAATATCTGAGAAATACGACAAACTAACTTATTTTAAACTTAAAAGTTTAAACGAAACTCTTTAGTCGTTATTCGACTTAAACTTCTTTTGGACATACTTTGCCTTAGAAAGTTCAGCTCTTTTAATAACAGACTCTTTAACAAATTCTTTTCTTTTAACAAGTTCAGAACTTTGTCGAGTTTTTATTACCTTACTTTTATAAAGTTTTAAAGCTCGCTCAATCGTAGTGTTTTTATCTAATTTAACTATTAACATATATTACATATATCCCCATCTTTTCAAAAAGTTTTGACTATTGAAGTATTTTCACCTATTTTTTTTAAAAAATAAACGAAAAAATATGGAAATTAATGAAAAAGGGGAAAACCTCACAAATTCATGGGTTTAAGACTGCTAAAATAATATATGGAACAGTCGACTCAATGAGTTTAAAATCTCTCTACCTAAACATTCAAACATGGGTAGAACCAATTTACGAAGCTAATAACTGGACAAGGACAGTTCTTAACATGAGTAGAGGTATAAAACATTCAGTCTATGAATCATTAGACAAAACAATTTTTGATACAAATTTCATTGTTGACTTGGATTTAAGGTCAAGCGGTCTAACAATCGGAAAAAAATCTTTTATGAATTTAGAAATTAATTTTTTTATAATTCAAACTGATATGGACTTTAAATCCGACGAAATTAAAAATTCGTTAAAAGAAATTATTAACCAAATCTTTTTAGATAACTTTTTAGAAAATGAAAATTTTAAATTTTATCTAACAAAAAAAATCAAATCGTCAGAGGAACCAGTACAAATTGAGAATGTTTAATATTTATAAATAAAACATTCAAAATGAATTTAAGAATATTACAACCAAGTGAATCAGGAAAAGGTATATTAGTTGAGTACGACGCAGGTTATGTTAACCCAAATGATACTCGTAATGAAACCTTAATTAGAGAATCTAACGAAACGTTAGACCACTCTAAACCATTTGAATTCTATGCTGTATTACAAAAATATAATACCCCAAATAGAAATGGTAGATTATACCCTGAACGTATATTAAAAAGA